GACGATCAAAAGTATCGCCCAAATGAATAACCGTTGTAATTCCTTCCCGATCAAGTATTGGGAATAAAGTTCCTTCGTAGAACTTTCTCTGGAACGATGAAAAGGCCAAATTGTCATTCTTACCTCCAAAATGTGTATCTGTTATTAATGCTATCTTCATACAAACGGTGGACCTAGAAACCAAGTCACTAATGAATATCTCACACCCTTTGTTATAGGTGCAACTCTATGTTCCATAATTGAAGGAAACACGATAATAGAACCAACTTTATTAAACTCGGGAGCCGAAATATTACATTTTTCTTTACCATAAGAAGCAAACTCAAAGGCACCCCCTTCATAGTTATCAGATAACAATGTAGTCATACTCAACTTTCTAACGTGCCCGTGCAAAAAAGCATTTTGTGGATTTTGGTATGCAGACAATTGATCTCCATAACCATCTCGATGAAAATAATAAAACCCCCCTTTTCTGTAACGAGTTATCTGCATAGACTCAGCAGCTTTTATATGATAACCCCAACCAGCTTTTTCATTCGCTTCTTGCATGAACGGCCAAATGGTATCATACACCCACTGGTCTGTTACCCATGATACATCACTTATTCTTAATTTAGGATCTGATTTATAATCACCCTTCTTACCGGTTCTTCTTTCTTCATCAGTAATACCTTGTTGAGTATCTACTTGTGAAGTTTCCCAATTATTCTTAGCAAACCTCTTTATTTTATTACAAGTCTTTTTATCTAAAACTTCATGAAAAATATACCATTCGTTTACACTATACATTATTTCTTCTTCTTATCGTCATCGTCATCAGCAAATGAATACTTATCCAAAAACTCTATATACTGATTCTGATATGCAGCATCATCATCATGCTCCTGCACAGCTATCATATCAGATATGTTAGATCGTTTTAATATTCTATCTTTAATCTTCTGTTGCTTTTTTTCTTTAGTTATTCTACGAATAAAAGCAAAGTAAATAATTTGTGTAAAGTAAGCAAAAGGATTCTTAGATTTTTCCGGATCAAAATTATCTATATACTGGAGACTATTTTCAATACCATCTGAAATCATTTCATCTCTGTATGTATAATTAATAAAATTAGGACGATACGAAAGGTGGTTAGCTATCTTTAAAATACACTCACCTAAATAATTACTCACTTGTGGAGGAGGTCCTGCAGAATCTTCTGCCTCCTTTATTAATCTCTTTCTTTCTATAATCGCTTCTAAAAACTGCTTATTATTTACATAATGTACTTTCTTCTTATCTGTTGACATCGGATTCTCCTTACGGAGGACCTATTAATGTAGTACGGGACCAACATAATCTCCAAACAAACCAACAATAACATCTGCAGCATCTTCAAGATTATCAAAACGCCATGATGCATTATGTTTGATTAAAGGATGATTCATTAAATAATCATCATCAGAAACAACGATAAGAGGTTTTCTTAATCCAATCGCCCAGCCAATCTCGATAGTCGTACCATAGGAGGGACGCCTTTCGTTTAATTCTTTGGGGAGATAAGCCAACACCAAATCACATGACTCTGTATCAAGCCAGTTCTTTGTTGCTATAGCTCTAGGATCAGACCACTTCTTTTCTGTAGCGCCAGGTTCTGTATAAGTCATTCCATCCTTCAATGGTTCACATCGCAAAGGAGAAATCCCTACGATACCATGTGGAAAAAATGTACAGACGTACTCTCGCCATTCAGTTGCTTCTTCCTGTGTACAACCCGCAATAGGTCCTGCCAAATATATATACTTCTTCATAAATTAAATGCCTTTGTTTGTTAAGACATCTATAAGTATATACGGCCTAAAGTGTTTTGTCAAGTGGTTATTTTGCCATTGACAAATTCTCCAAACCGTGTATAATAAGCTCTGTAGGAGCCATAAAAAAAGAAAGAGAAAGAGTTAATGAAGCTTAGTCTTATCACCTTCAAAGGGAATAACATTATCCGGTAGATCAGGAGTATCATCACCCATGATATGCATGAGTCTTTCTACGTTCTCTTTCATTTTCTCTACAGCTTCATCTTCATTAGAAGGACTAAACTCATTTTCCATCTCTAATCTTTTACGAATATGTTTATAATAGATTGTAACGTCTGGAGCTAAATTGCCCAATGAAAGAATCCTCTCTTTCATTATTACAAAAGAGGTATCTTGTGTATAGTTCATCCATCGTTGTAATCCTGTATGTTCTACAATACTATTTTCATTTTCCATTACTTGATTTTTAACCACAGACATAGGATATTCTACCACATAGGCATCATTGAATTCTTCCATAACTTTACAAATAACATCTTCTCCATTTATCATTTTAATAATTTTAAAGGGATTTGATGAATGATTAGCTGTTTCTTTCATACTATTATTTATGTCTTTCAATGTCTGTCTCATCACACGCACTACCGTATTGAATCTCTATAATCTTACAGACCTCATCTGTATGATTTTTAATACTGTGCCACGTATTAATAGGCACACTATATTGCTCATGTAAAGTTAAGATAATAGAATGGGTTTCTCGCATGCGCTCTGGCCATGGATGGTGAGCTTCACGATAAAATTGTGCAGTAAATTCTCCTTCTGATACCAACCAATATTCATTGCGTTTAAAATGACGTTGTATACTCATCTTTTTACCAGGCAAAACAGTAAGTTCTTTAACCTTAGATGTACCCTCATCTGATAACACTTTCCAACTTCCCCATTCTCTAACTGTTAAAGCTGGTCCACCTAGTTCAACTTTTACAAGAGCACTTGAAGAATTTTTCTTATCAGTACCGCCTACTCCAAATGCAAACTCTAACTCAACATCTCCTTCAGGTTTGAAACCAAGCTCAGGAATATTCTGTTCTGTTCTATCACCACCATTGCAGAAAATAATCTTATCCACAAATTCATACTCACCAACACATCTTTGAATTGCATCACAGGAACTATCATCACTATCATCAAAGGAAATTACTTTATGAACACTAGCAATATTTTCTAATATTTCTTTACGCTCTTCAAATGGCATAAAGACGTAACCTTTCTTACGATACAACCACGCATCACTATTCAAACCTATACAGACCAAATTATACACACCCATATGTGCTGCGCTTTTAATCAGGGCTATATGTCCTGAATGTAGTGGATCAAATCCACCCGTTATTAAAGATACGTTCATTGTTTTAAATTAACTGGAAGAATCTCATAATCAAATTCTTCTTTATTATAAATCTCCACTCTGGATTCAAAATGTTTTAATGTAAAGTTTCTTCTATTATTATAACTCAAATTGTCACTAATGTCAAATAGGTTACACTGGGTTTTATCTTTAGCCAAACGCAGCCCTCTACCTATAGATTGCAATACTTTTATCTGTGACTTATAAGGACTGGCGAATACTATATTATGTAAACGTTTGATATTTACTCCCATAGAAAACACTCCGTAACTTGCAACAATTATACACTTGTCATTTTCTTCTGCCAAGAGTCTAACCTTTTCTCTATCAGCTGTAGGAGTGGCACCATAGATGAGGTGTACGTTTCGATCTTCACAAAGTTCATTAATCATCATACATAAGGGTACCAATTGTTTCTCAATGTATTGAGCCAACACTAAAGTATTTCCCTCAAGAGTACTTACCAACTTAGAAATAAACAAATTTCGAGCTCTATGTGTAGAGAGAAATTCCATCTCCTCTTGATATGTCCTCTCTCGGCGATGTGCTTTAATATGTTCTAATACTAAACATTTTATATGTAATGGAGATAGATGTTTTTTCTTTACCAACTCCGACGTAGTGGTTACTTGTTTACACTTAGCAAACAATCCTTCCAATACTAACTGATGAATTTCGGATCCGTCTAATGTTCCTGTAGTACCGATACGATATTTACAATCATGGAGTTTAGTCATTATACCAGTCAAAGATTTTGCTTTAGCTAAATGACATTCATCTACAAATACTGTACCGAACTGACTGAAGTATCTTTTATCTAATTTGTAAATAGATTGCCAGGTGGAGATGACCACCTCTCTAGGTGTGTTCTTATCTGATCCGGCATAGAGTTTGTGGCAGTGTTCGTCGGGGAACCATCCATAGTCGGCAAAGTCACCATACATCTGCTCAACAAGACCAGTAGTAGGAACAACAATAAGTATTTTTTTATCTTCCAGTTTCTCTATATAATATCTGACGAGGGCATAAATTATAAAAGACTTGCCAGACCCAGTAGGACTAAGAATAAGGCCCCTATCATTAGTAAGTATATTATGGATTGCATCTATTTGGTAGTCTCTTGCTCGAAATCCCTTTTCAAGCGACCGAACAAATTTGGTGGTAAGCTTTTTATCTAATTGCTTGGGTGGTTTGATTCCTTCTCCATAGACAATTTTGTGGCCTTGCTCCGAGAGAAATCGTCTGACATACGGTAGTAGTCCAAAATAGATTTTACCAGTACCAAGGCTAAATAATCTGATTTTGCCGTCCCATAATTTACTTCTGACTGACGGCATGAACTTAGCATTGGGAACTTCAAAGGTGAAAAATTCCGAAAGTTCTCTTGCAACTGACGGCTCACATTTGATACGGAGATATACTTCATTAAATTTTGAAAGGGTAACGTCCATCACTCACCGTGGATAAACTTCTTCCACTCTATAGCATTACGAATGTTCCAATTACGATTATTGATCTCCCTTAAAACCTTCTCTAAATATGTTACGACGGCAGCTAAGTAAGCTTCCTTTTGCCCAACTTCTTGTAAGTCTTTATCCGCATCTAAATAGATACCAACATCTGATTTGAGTACCTTTATATCAAAAGGTTTCTCTCTATATGTATCAGGTGAAGCTTTACCTGTATAGTATTCCCATTTTTCTTTATACAATTTTT